TGTAGTGGCTTGAAGTTCGTTAACCCAAGTTGTTGTATAATTCATAAGCTCATCCATCCTACTGACTGCTACACCCTGCATACTCATGTTCTTCCTAAACTCTTCACGAGACGTAACGGATGTAAGAGGTACTGTGAACTCACGTACTCCGTCTTTTGGTAAGTGAAGGCGCATTACCAGCGATTCACCTATCTCTTTATCGAGTATGCGCTTAACCACATAGAAGTCGTTATGATACAAAAGTTTTTCATCGACATCTCCATCAGGCGTAGACGACCGTACATAAATACCCCCATTCACCCCTCTGAAATAAGGAGTGGGGTACTGTGGTATTACATAAGTCTGTACCAAATCATCAGGCCGATCTGCTAGGGGTGCCTCTACTACATTGTCTGCTTCATCAGCTTCTACTACCTCCATACCCAGAGAAATAGGAGACTTTATCTTGTGCCAGTTAGGACAAGTAGGGCAGACATCTGGGTTAAATTCGTCAAACTTGGTACACAGATATGGCCCTTTTATCAGGTCTACTTTGTACGCGGTTTCCTCTGGATCATATTCAGGATGCCCTTGGGATATGTAAGCAACAGCTTTATCTGAATCAGAACAGAATTTTGCAATGGAAAGCCCTGCTCTCCACATAGGTTCTGGGCAGTTTTCTTGGTCATTAATGATTGTCTCTATCTGCTTACAGCCTACGTCGTCCTGTATCTTTAGTAATATGTTTTTAAACTTGGTGTTGTTGTTCCCCATCAGCTTTTGCATGATGGCACTTGGGGGCTGCGATTCCACCTTAGTAGGAGAAGCAAGAGGATCAGCACCCAACAACACAGAAAACTTCTCTAGGTCAACCAAGGGAGGTGTTTCCACCCCTAGCTGAATCACCTGTGTAGGTGGATCATCCTTATGGTTGTGGGTGTCCAGTATCCTTAAAACTCTAGCACCGTCACTGGTAACCGCAGGGTCAGCCAAGAAGCCATGTTCCGCACATAATCTCTTGAGTGCGTCTGCGACCGGAAACCAATCGTCATAGATAACTGACTCAGACAAGAACCAATATACGTGTATACCTCGCCCAGAACTTACTACAAAAGGTTTAGGGAGATTTAACCCTCTGTAAAACTCTCGTAGTTCGTTTAACGCTTCTCGTTGATTTGCAAATTCTTTTGAAGGGCCGCAATCCAGATCAAGAAAGAACGATTGGATGCGATCTATGTTGCTTACTTTACGTGAACTGTCATCTTTAAATGTGCTTAGTGCGAAGTAAGTATCGTAACCGGCACTATCAAAATTGTTTGCTTCTGCTATTAATTGATCTATCGAATCGTAGAACTTCTGTACCCTACGATCTTCACTGCTTTTGAGAGCCAGCAGACAGTAGTATCCACTCTCTGCCAATGCTCTCTGCAAAAATTCTTTTGTATTCATCTCTATACCCACCGAATTTTAGGGAAACTACGGCGGGGCGAAGAACTCCACCGAACCCACCTTTTCGACCCTGCCGAGGTCTAGCCGTAGTTAACCCAAGAAAAAGTTAGTCGTCCCAATCTTCCAGAACGTCTGCTATGTTAGCTTTTCCTTTTTTCGGAGCGGCTGATTTCTTAACAGCCTTTTTAGGCTCTTCTACCACTTCCTCTTCCTCTCCGAAATCGATCTCATCAGAGTTGTCAGAGGCAGTAGAAGTGTTGTCACTCACCACACTGAAGGGATTGTCATCACCACCAAAGGTAAATCCATCCTGTTCTTCAAACGGTGAGCGTTCTTGCATAGGTACAAACTTAATGACTTGTACCATTTTCAGTCGCAGAGATACACCCGCACCCATAGAGCCTGAATACGGTATACCTGTCACAAAAACATTTACAGTACTGCCAGAAGTCAGCCTAAAGTCCTCTGGTAGTTTGTTCAACTTAGCGTCCCACTGCACAGGCTTAGTTGTTGTCTGCCCATTGTAAGCAGCATTCAGTTTGGCTTTATGTGTAAACACACCATCTACTTCTTTGAACGGATGTTTTTGTTTATTAGGGTGAGTGCTATTGTACTCAGGCCAACCGTCTTGCTTCCGATTGTTGTATAGCTCTTTCATAAATTTATTAAGAGCAACAGCAGTATCCTTGTCCATCTTAAAGTTTATGTCGTAAGCCGCACCATCGTCTTTCGCATCGCATGGCACAGATCGATTTTCGCCCTGATCCCACTTGTAAGGACGATCAATCTTTGGGTACAACGCTTCCACGTTGTTGAGTAAATAGTCGGGATCTATTATTTGTTTTTCTTCAGACATTATGTTCTCCGTTTTGTCTAATTAAATTCGTCAAAGACAAACCCATCTGTTTCAACGAAAGGCATAGTCACCTTTGGTTTTACGTCAAGCGTAATCGCCTGTAACGTAGATGGATCATTCTCCAACTCCGCAACCCTGCTTGATTCGGCTGTCTTCAACACCCTGATGGGCCTGAATCTCAGCCTTGGCACATAACTTTCCTCAAATACGATTCGAGTTACTACCGTCGTAGCTTGCGTGTCATGCTTCGCTAAGTGTTTAGCGTAGTTCTGCATAGACTGCCAGCCCCTTTTCGCGTCACCAAACAATGCCGTTGCCGGTAATTGCAGTTGGTAAACGTCCTGTAAATCACCCTCAAACACAATGGCTATGCGTTGAGAGAACTTACAGGCGCGAGCATTCCCCTGTGCAGACCCTTTTATATTTTGAACGCAGTCAAAACATCGTGCAGATTGTTTATCCGCAACATTTGGGTCTGGAGTTCTTGTATCCGAAGACCAACAAACAGGGGCAGAAGCACTAGAAGAAGTATACTCTCCTTCATAATACATTCGGGATATCCCTGCCGCATTGACAATAATAACGTCAACAAAGTTATTATCAACGACAATCTCGCCTTTTTCAGTGATCTTGCGAAATATGCTGTCTCGGATACTAAGTCGATTCAAAAGTCATCATCCTCAAATGATTCCAATATCTCTTCTACAGGCGCAGAGCTAATCGGTTGCTCTTTCTTTTCGGTCTGGTCACCGAGTAGTGCCTGTACAACAGCGTCTAGTTTGAAACGATAAGTCTTCCCTATCTTGATGTAGGTATGTTTAGGTATTGCCCCCTGTCGTACCCAAGCCCTAGCTGTACTTACGCTTACTGTGAAATGTTTTGCAACATCCTCTATTGAAACAAACTCATTGGTATCAGTCATTTAGATTTCCTAACTGTAACAGCAAACTCGCTATCAGAATTTAGACCTTTTGGCACAGCTTCAGGATTTTCTTCCAAGAATTGTTTAATAACGCCTTGGCTTAAACGCTTCTCAAAGAACTCTGGAACCTCATGCTCAAGCACAAACTTGTGCATCTCCTCCCAATCACTAGTCCAGTAACGAGTTTTAACGGTTTTATAAAACGTACCAGCTTCCGTCTTCACGCTTTTAAGGTCGTTTTCTTTCAGATAGTCGAGCAATTCAGTCTTAATCAACTCTTGTTGGTTTTTTAAGATAGTATCCTCTGTATCGAAATTTGCAGATAGCTCGGCACGTTTCGCCTTAATCTTCAGATAAGCCTTAACACACTTACCCAAGTGTCCTTCATTTTCTTCCACGCAATCACTCCTTGTGATGAGCAGAGTAATATAGTGGTTATTCGTATCTTAATCAAGTAATTCTTTGTAAAGATCTACAATCTTTGTGTGTATGTTGATTCTATTATCTAATAATGCGTACATTTTCTTTTCTACAGGTGACCCTTGTAGTTGTACCACGGTACATTTATGGTCTTGTCCTGTTCGATGGACACGCGCATTAGCCTGTGCGTAAGTTTCTAAAGAACTCACTGGCCCCCACCAGACCACGGTATTAGCAGCAGTCAGCGTGACTCCGTGTGCAGCAGCTTGCGGTTGGACAATTAATACTTGAGGTGCGGCTTCTGTCTGAAAAGCTTTAAATATTTCAGTTCGTTTAGCCACTGATACATCCCCACGAATCATTTCGGTAGGTATATTTTCTTTTCTTAGCTTGCTCGTAAGCACATCGATACTGTGCTTAAACGGTACAAACACTAATACTTTTTTACTAGATTCATCGATTACTTCACGCAGCACTTTGTATCGGTGCTTGATATCGAACTCCAATGCTTCACCTTCATCCGTATACACTGCCCCAGAAGATATTTGTAAAAGTTTATTCATACTGACAGCAGCGTTGACGGCTGTAATCTGCTCTCCACTGGCTTGCATAACCATCTTGTCTTTAAGTTCTTTATAGTATTTCTTTTGTTGTCGGGTTAGTTCGACCTCACGTTTCACATAAACCATATCAGGCAGATCCAGACACTCCGCTTTTGTAAAACGTATGGCTGGTTGCAGTGCGTTAAACACTCGTTCTGTCGCATCAGCTTTAGGAATCCATTTAAAGTTAGTGATCTTGTGCATCACTTGGTCTCTAAAAGAACCGAAAAAACGTGGTACAGCGTTAGGATTTATCAGTTTTGCAAGGCCGTATGCGTCAAGAGGTGACTGTGCAGCGGGTGTTCCTGTCATCATCCACAACCATGTCTTCGGTGTAATCAAACGATTAAGAGCTTTCCAACGCTTAGTCTGCACATTTTTGTAGTGCGTAGCTTCGTCTGCAATGATTAGATCAAACCCACCGTTACGGATGTCTTCTTCTACAATCTCAACTCCGTCATAGTTTATAATTACAAACTCCACACCGCTTGCAATGATATCCCTTCGTTTTTTGGCTGAACCATACGCAATGTCTACCGTCCGGTGCATGGCGAACGTGAATAAATCATCCCTCCATGCAGATTCCATAATCGACAACGGGCATATAATCAAGACCCGATTTATCTCCCCTTGTTTCAGCAGATAGTCTGCCGACCAGATTGCACTGGCAGTCTTCCCTGTACCTTGTTCGTTAAAACAAAATGCGCGTTTGTTCAACGTAAGGAAAGAAGAAGTGGTTTTCTGGTGCTCAAAGGGGGCGTATTTACCTGTCCACTCATAACGACCCTCAATAGGCGACGGTGCGTTTATCTTTAAATTGTTTAAGACATGGGCTTCATTCAACCCCCAGTTGACAAGCACTTGATTGCCTTCCAGAGTCTTGCTTTTAGGTATGATGTTTGTGACTTTTGCAGGGTCACGTAACTTCAATAGTAATGCTCTATTATCTATGACTTGCAACTTATTTAATCCTACGTTCTTCTTCTTTTAGGTCTCTGGCCGTTGTTAGAACGATTTCTACTACGACTAGCTACCCTGTAACCATCTTTGTTTGTACCGCCTTTACGTAAAGGTTTGTTGTGGGCAATGTCCTTACCCTCACGCTTATCGGCTTTGCCATTATTGTTCCTGTCTCCACCGTTTTCTCGTGCTTGCCTATCCATTTCGCGCCTAGCTTTCTGCCGCTCCATGCGATCTTTGTGCTCATTACGCGCTTTTTGCGTTTGATACTCTCGTTTATAGTCTCGTCTCATTAGTAGCTCCCGTTATGTGGACACTCAATTACAGGGCAATGCCGTTTGCAAAGCCCACTTGGTTTGGGGTTCCATACTTCAGTTCTAAAAGCGGTCTCCATCGATTCGATGTTATCAACCCATTTAGCCCATAAAATATCCTCTTGATCGTTTGTATACGTATCCTTAATAAAATCTTCACATACAACGAACAACAACCCGGCCCGCACCTTTTTAACAAAAGGGAAATGTTTAAACAGTGCAAGGGCCATTAACTCCAACTGCCCTTTATCTGCATATCGAGATGACTTACCAGTTTTGTAGTCCACTACCCAAGCTAGTTCTTCATCTACGTTAACTATAACTAGGTCTGCGATACCCCTCCACCAAACTCCTTTAGCACTAAACCCGCAAGGGGATAGGTTCTCTGTCAAACCCATCCTGTATTCACAAAGCTTGTCACCTTCCTTAGCGTTCAATATGTCTAAAGATTTTTGAGCATACTCAAACCGTTTTGGAAGCTGGATTCCTTCTTTTATGTAATTCTCTGCTGCTTTGTGGAACTGGTCGCCGTAACGAACTGCCTCGGTCATCTTAAAAGGGTACTGTTTTATGACTTTTTCGTAGTAGAACTGTTTAGGACACTGCTGAAATGCCTTCAGTTTACTAAACGACCACGGTGCTGCATTCATATATGGATCTTATTCATTATGATTACGTAGTCTTGCGGGGGTATTTGCAACTGACTACATATAAGAAGCTGCTTATCAGTCATCTTGCTGACCGCAGTTTTTATCTGCCTGTTTCTTTTCTTAACGTATGCTTCGTTAGTCACTATATCTCCCTACTCTGTGAAGGAGTTTTACTCTTGTTAAAAGTTTCTAGCTCATCTTTATTAGGAAGCCAGAATATATCTTTACCTAGTACCAAATCATGTGTGGTCTTCACAATAGCAAATTTAACATTAGGAAAGTTCTTGGTGTGTGTTTCTTTCGCCGCGTAAGCGTCCTGTATCAAATCATAATGCCCATCGATGAAAGGTGTTCCCAGAAACAATATGTCGTATTTAGCGTTCATTCGCATTCTCCATAACTTTTGCCTACACCGGACTCACAATCCAGTGGTAGTCCCCCCGCCCAATCTGGTACTTCGCGCATACAGTCCTCTACATATTCACGCGCAATGTCTACGTCATTATAGTGTACGCATACCACTAATGAATCGTGAACAGTCAGTGCTACACGATACTTCTTTGATATCTTTAACATCTGTTCCGCAATAATACAACGTGCCACCGCTTGACAGATATTCTCCACAAACTTCCCACCATAGATCTTGGTTCGGCCTCTTCGTGTTTTATAAGTGTACTCCACACCTTCTTCCGTCATGTCGGCCCGTAGATCGGCGTAATGCATCAACAGTCCAGAGGGTAACGTGACTGCTGGAATATCTCCCCTAGACTCAATCAGTTTGGGACTACCTATACGCATGGGTGTTTTTCTCGCCATGTTCTCAATCAACACTTGGGACTCACGCCATAGGTTGTGGATACGTCCATTAGTTCCTCTATAAATATTTATGACACGCCTAGCTTCAGCCAAGTCCATATCGAACCCAGAAGTCTTCAACTGTGCCTGAAACCTAATGGAACCCATGCCGTACCCTGCGCCAAGAATTGTAGTCTTACCTACAAACCGTTGCTCCTTGGTTACTTCCTCTTCAGGTACATTGTAAATACGCGAAGCCATTTTCACATAGACATCCTCTCCGTCACGGAACGAAGCTACTAAATCGTCTTGCCCTGCCAACCACGCTAATACTCTTGCTTCGATCTGCGATGAGTCACAGTCAATCAACATATGATTCTCTGGTGCGATCAGGCTCTGCTTCAACGTCTTCCCGTCCGGGCCACGGCTAGGTAAGTTCTGTATATTAATTTTATCAGATCCACCCCACCTACCCGTGTGCGCTGCGTAGTATCGTATAGGTACTGGTAGATTCCCCCGTTTGGCTATGTCGATAAACCGCTGAGTTCTTGTCTCTTCCAAGGTACTTTTATTACCCAACCTAGCTGCAACCAAAGCCTGTACTTCATACATCTCATGTTCTTGCAATGCCTTAAACCCTTCATCTGTCTTGGCAAACGCATAAGTTTCTTTGCCGGTCGCAGGGCTGACTTTATAAGGAGGTTCCACTCCCAGCCCTCTGAGTAGACCCGCGAACTTATCATTCGACATCAGATCTTCCTTGGTGATGCCATCCTCTAGGTTCATGAGTAGTTTGTCTTTGCGATCACGCACGTCGATCAAGTGAGATTCCAAGAGTTCCAAGTCCAGTTCCAGCACAGGTTCTACGAACATACGCAACGTAGCATCGATAACTTTGAGTTCTTTCCGTGGGTATTTTCTGCCCATCAACGAAAACAAATCGTAGGTTAACTCTACGTCGTTGATACAGTAGTCCCCATATCTGCTTAATTCTTCATCAGTAAAGTCTTCTCGACGTTTACCCAGCGCGTCCAGTACCTCAGTCCCTTTCTGGCCTATGTCATAATATTCACTGAGAGCTTTAAGACTGCCGCCCACCCCAGTACCGTGTATGCTTCTAGCCATTGATAGGGTATCTGCCCATACTTTTGGGTTTACTCCGAACTTCCAGTTGAGTATGGCTCCGTCAAACATAGTGTTATGGGCAAGCACCATGCTGTTAGCCCAATCGAAGCTATCCAGATAATCTTGCATTTGTGCATTTGTACCACTAGCCCACTCGGTCGGGCCGTTGTTCACTTTTAACCCTAGTCCGATCACCTGAAAACGTGGATCTCGTATGTACTCCTCTGTAGTGAGTTTGCTTAGTGAGAACTCTTTACTATAAAAAGTCTCAAAGTCCAACGTAATTAAATCCATT